TGCAGGCCTCCGGCACACCGGGCTCACTGGCGACGGTCGACGTGCGCCAATCACTGAACAGCGCGTCGATGCAGACCTACGGCGCGATGTATCGCACGCAGCCGAACGTACGCACCACCATCGATTTCCTCGCGCGCAACACCGCCCAGATTCCGGTGCAAGCCTTTCGGCGGGTCTCCGATCTCGATCGCCTGCGCCTCGCCGACCACGAAGTCATCCAGTGGCTCGCCGATCCGAACCCGGGCACCACGCGCTACAAGCTGTTCGAGGCCCTAATTCAGGACCTCGGCATCTACGCCACCGCGTACTGGCTGAAACTCAAACGGCCGGGCGGCGGCGTCGGGCTCGCGCGCATTCCACCGGAGCAGATCACCGTCAACGGGTGGCTGCTGCCGACGTCGTTCCTGTGGACGCTGCCCGATGGGCGCGAGCTGCACCTCGCCCGCGAGCAGGTCGTGTACTTCACGGACTTCAACCCGGACGATCCGATCGCGGGCCTGTCGCCGTTGGAGACGCTCCGACAAGTGCTGCTTGAGGATTCGGCGCAGACGACGTATCGGCGCGCGTACTGGCAGAACTCCGCACGGCTCGAAGGCGTCGTCGAGCGGCCCGCCGGGGCGCCGCGCTGGTCGACGGATCAGAAGCAGGCATTCCGCGAGCAGTGGCAGGCCCGCTTCGGCGGCGGGCACAACGCGGGACAGACGGCCGTCCTCGAAGACGGGATGACCTTCAAGCCGACGTCGTACTCGGCGCGGGACTCGGAGTTCATCGCCGCGCGCAAGCTGACCGCGGAGGAAGTGGCACGCGCGTACCACGTGCCGCTGCCGATGGTCGGCATCCTCGACCACGCGACCTTCTCGAATATCCGCGAGCAACACAAACAGCTCTATCAGGACACGCTCGCGCCGCGGCTCGCGATGATCGCCGAGGAACTCGAACGGCAACTGCTGGTCGACGCGCGCGACCACGACCACGTGTACCTGGAGTTCAACATCGCCACGAAGCTGCAGGGGTCGTTCGAGGAACAGGCCGGCGCGCTGCAGGTCTCCACGGGGCGGCCAGTGATGACGGCGAACGAAGCGCGCGCGCGCCTGAACCTGCCGCGCATCACGGACGATCCGTCGGCCGATGCGCTCGCGATGCCGCTCAATACGAGCACCGCGGCGGCGCTGCCGGCGCCGGACGAGACGACCGCTCTGGCCGTCGCGACCCCTGTGACACCGGTTCTGGAGGACGCGGCATGAGGGACCAACACGTGATCAGCGAGGCGCTCGGGCACCCGTGGGCGGTCACGCGGCACATGGCCAGCGTCATCGCCAACGTCCTCGCGCGTCACATCGTCCGCGCCGACGCCGTGACGGTGACGCCGCGCGAGCCGTCAGCCCCCACCGTCGCGGCCGGCGTCGCGCGCCTGCCGATTCACGGCGTCATCACGCCGCACAGCGACGCGTTCACCGACGTCAGCGGCCTCGCGAGCTTCGATGACGCCGAGCAGGCGCTCGCGGCGGCGATGGCCGACCCGAACGTGAGCACGATCGTGCTCGACATCGACTCGCCGGGCGGCTCGGTGGCCGGCGCCACGCAGTTCGCGCAGATGCTCCTGGCGGCGCGGACCCGCAAGCACATCCTCGCGCACGCGAACCACGAGATGTGCTCGGCGGCGTACTGGCTCGCGGCGTGCTGCTCCGAAGTCATCGCGTCCCCGTCGGCGATGGTGGGCAGCGTCGGCGTCTACTCGATCCACGAGGACCTGAGCGCGGCGCTGGAGAAGCTCGGCGTCAAGCTCACCTTCGTCGCGGCCGGCAAGTTCAAGGTCGACGGCAACGAGGCCGAACCGCTCTCCGAGAGCGCGCACGCCCGCCTCAAGGCGACCGTCGACGCGTTCTATGCGCAGTTCGTCGGCGACGTGGCCACGGGCCGCGGGCTGTCGACGCAGGCGGTCATCAACGGCTACGGCGAGGGCACCGCCGTCACGGCCGGCGAGGCGCTCGCCCTCGGCATGGTCGATCGCATCGAACCGCTGGCGGCCACGCTCGCCCGTGCCCAGACCCTGCCGCCCAAGCGCGACCTCGCGGCGGCCACCCGTGCCGAACTGTCCCGCGCCCGCGTGGCGCTCGGGCTCGCCTGACTTCCATTTCATTGCAGGAGATCACGACCATGACGATTGCCGCCCTCGAAGCCGACCTCGCGAAGACGAAGGCTGACGCCTCCGCCCTGCTCGCGCAGCTCGCCACCACCGCGGAGCAGGAGGCCGGCCGCGAGCTGACCGACGCCGAACGCGGACGGATCGACACGTTCACCGCGCAGGCGCGCAGTCTCGAAGCGCGCATCGCCAAGGCGAAGGGCGACGAGACGATGCTGCAGGAGCTGGATCGGCTGGCGAAGATGCCGGCGTCGCCGAGCGCGCGCGAGCGTCAGGCGGCACGGGCGACCTCGTGGGGCGAGCAGTACGTGCAGTCCGAGGCGTACGCGTTCCACCGTGCCGGCGGCCACCGCACGGCGGCGGCGTGGCGCTCGCCGAGCCACGAGCTGCAGTGGGCGATGGGGCCCGGTGGCGTGCCGGTGCTCCGCGCAGCCACGCTGACCGAAGACCCCGCGTCGGGCGGCGCCGTCATCGTGCCGCAGTACATCCCGGGCATTCTGCCGTTGCCGCAGGCGCCGCTGCTCATCGCGGACCTGTTCGCGCAGGGCACCACGACCAGCAACCTCGTGACCTACATGCGCGAGAAGACCTGGACGAACGCGGCGAACACCGTGCTCGAAGGCGCCGCGAAGCCGGAGTCGACGCTGACGTTCGAGGCCGCGAGCGACCCCGTGCGGAAGATCGCCCACTGGCTCCCGGTCAGCGAAGAGATGCTGGAGGACGAACCGCAGATTCGCTCCTACATCGACGCGCGGCTGCGCCAGGGCGTGCTCGTCGAGGAGCAGGACCAACTGATGAACGGGACCGGCGTGGCCCCCGACATCCTCGGCCTGACCCTGCGTCCAGGGCTGGCGCCGGCAGTGGCGATGACGGCCCCCGACACCGCGGCCGACGCCATCCTCAGGCAGGTGATGGCGGTCTTCGGGCTCTCGCTGCTCATGCCCGACGCGATTGTGGTCAACCCGGTCGATTGGGCGGACATCATCCTCACGAAGAAGCAGACCGGTGACTACTACACCGGCGGGCCGTTCTCGACGATTCAGACGCCCACGCTGTGGGGCCTGTCGGTCGTGGTCACCCCGGCAATCGTCGCCGGCACCGCGATGGTCGGCGCGTTCAAGGCGGCGGCACAGGTCTTCCGCAAGGGCGGCGTCCGGGTGGAAAGCTCGAACTCGCATCAGGATTTCTTCGTGAAAAACCTCGTCGCGATTCGCGCCGAGGAACGGATCGCCCTGGCGGTCTATCGTCCGTCGGCCTTCGGCAAGGTGACCGGTATCTAAGCCTCACCCGAGGCCCCGCGCGCCTGCTGACGGGCGTGCGGGGCCTGGAGACCACCATGCAGGGATTCGGCGGCGAGTGGGACAACGACCCAGGGCCGTGCCCGGTTGATGACGCACCCCATACGACCTGCACGTCGCCGGATTACACCGGCGGCGCGCGCGGGTCGATCACCGTGGCGTGTCAACGGCCACGCGTGCTCGACGTTGCCCCTGCGGCGCCGCCGGTGGCGTTCACGACCAAAACCTACCGCCGCAAGGTGCACGGGCGCCTGCTCCGCGGAGACAAAGCATGACGGCCTTCGTGCGGCCCATCTGGGCCTCACCGCTCAGCGTCTCGTCGATGCTCGTCATCGGGCCGACCGAGGAACCGATCACGCTCGACCAAGCGAAGCTGGCGGCCGGGCTCGACTGGCCGACGGGCGACCCGCGCGATGCGCAGATGACCGCGTTCATCAAGGCGGCGCGGCAACTGGTTGAACAGCGCACGTCGCTCGCGCTCCTGACGCAGACGCGCGACATCACGATTGACGCCTGCTACACCGACGTCGTCCCGCTGCCGGCGCAGGCGCTGCCGCTGCAGAGCCTCACGGACCCGGCCGGCGTCACCTTCCAGCGGCGGGAGCTGCTCATCGACATGCAACGGCGCGTGCTCACGCTGCCCAGCGTCTACGACGCCGCGGGCGCCTGGACGATCGTGTCGGGATGGCCCTCGCCCGCCGCGCTGGCCGACGAGGCGCCGCTCCTGGTGCACGCGGTCACGCTGCTGACGGCGCACTACGCGACGCTCGGCCGCGACCTCGCCAGCGTAGATCAGACCTATCAGGTGCCGGCGGGGTTCGAGGACGCGATCGCGCCCTTCTGCCGCACCTGGGTGATCTGACATGGGTCTCAT